TTAGGAGTCAAGTCGCAGGAACGCTTATTTACATGGCATCTCGACCTGAAAAAAAACATCCTGACTTCTTCTGTAATAACGAAGAATCTATGGCTTCCATTAAAGCTGATTATTTTGAAAAGAAAGGCGACTAAAATGCAAGAAATAATCATCGGAATACTGGAGAGGCTAGGCTTTCCTACGAAGAACGCTAAGCGAATGCTCCCTTTGATTGAAGGGCTTAATCATGAAGAAATGCTAGCTTTGAGCATCGTGACAAATGACACGGAAATCATAGGCACCTCCGATGGCTTTACGATTAAGCTGATCAAAGGAGGCACAGTTAGAATGTGTGCGTTGGGCGGTCAATTATCGGCACGATTGAAAGGCGGTGAAGGGTGAGCGTAAAAGTAACAAGTTTAAGTCTTGAGCTATACAAAGGGATGATGCCTGTTCTTAGGGCAGGCATGGAATCATCAAGCGGTTTTACCTTCTATAAGAAAGCCAATACAACCGCATCAAAAAGGGCGGTGGAGCTACTGCGTGACTTGATAACGCAGATTGAAAAAGACTCGTTGGAATTATTGCAGGAAGACTTTAAGAAAGGCGGTGAAGGGTGAGTATACTTACTAAGCTTATTAAGTTTATAGCGTTGTTATTCTTCTGTATAACCGTTGCCTGTTTTGCACATTTGCTTGGTTCATGGTATGGGTACTACATGACCGTACATCCTACATTATGGTTTCTTGTGGGGTTAGGGATGTTTCAATTTTGGGGAATGTTTATGAGTGATAAGAAAGGCGGTGAAGGGTGAGTGAATGTAAAGAATATCTTAAATCTATTGGGGTGCTTGCACTGGCTGTATTTGCACTCTCTTTTGCCTTATTATCAAGTCTGACATTGTCATTCTATTTGTTCCATTTTTTAATGGGTATGTAAAATAAAAGCAACACACGCACCCGACCTCTCAACGATGTAGAAAGGGGTGCGTTTTTGTTGAGAAAGAAAGGTGAATTATGATTGACGAATTGACACAAAGGCTCATTGTAAGCCAAATAACACAAGACGTAATAAGTTACGAAGAATGGCTTGCTTTGCATGAAGAGGCACGCAATGGAACACTAAAGCTTGAAGTTTATTTATCGCCTCAAGAATACGCTAAGCAGTACCTAGCAAAGTCGAAGCAGACATATTTTTGTTAATACGTCCACGTCCGCTCGTCGCCTAAGTCGATGTGGACAAAGTCCACCCAACCGTCCTTGTTGTAATCGGCTCTTGCAAGTCCCCCTACATGAAACTCGTTTAAGCGTGCCATTTGGTTTCTATCGAACGGTACGCCTTTTACGTTGAAGTCCACCGCAAGCCCTGTTAGGTGCATGGACTTAGACGCTCCACCAATACGCTTATTATGGCTAGGAACCCTTAACCATGACGTGATCGCTATAGGCTTCCCGAAGTAAGTCCGAAGCTTCTCAAGGTACAACGCCATACGCAAGGCATTTTCTAGCATGGCTTTAGTAACTTCTTTCCACTCGTTAGGGTGAATCCCTACAAACACTTCACCCCATTTAAAGTTTGTGGTGATGTTTTCTCTCACTAGCAAGTCATAGTCTTTTGACTTAATGAGCGAATAGGCGGATGAAATCGTCAATAGTTTTTTAGCGTTCATTGTGATTTTCCCTTTGAAATTACATTCAAGCACAGCTTCATTGTACTTTTTAGCGTGAAATTATAATAAAGAAAAGGGGGCTAGGTCAAGCCCCCTGTCTGCTTTGCTCTTCTACTAAAACTTCAAGCCTTTTAAAATGGTGACGAGTGCTTTTACGGCAATATCATCAAAAGGGTTTTTCGTATTTTCAGCTATTTCTTCACCATACTTTTCAAGCACACTTAATAAACCGAACGATACCACTTTCCATAACAACATAATCTAATCCTCCTCTATTGTGTAAACGTGTTCTAACTGTTCACGATCTAAAAGCGAATAAGGCACTCCCTCAATATCGATGAACTCTACCTCTGCCTTTTGAAAAAGTATCATTTCAAGCCCTTGTAAAAAAGCAATCGTCGTAAAAATACAAAGTCGCATGATTGATTTAACTTCTCTCATAATCGCTCCTTACTTTTTAACGGCGTGTATCCTTGCCTGTGCCTTGTCTTCATTACGCTTTACCAAACCTTTAAGAAAACCTAATTCCTCTTTAACGTCTGCTAAAGTCTTTAATAGGTCAATCATGGTTTCTTTAAGCTTCACGTTTTCTTCCTCACAACGCTTTGCTTGATCGGATAAATGAGCTTCAAACTTGGCAAGCTTGTCGTTTTGATACCGCCACATGATGCCTATACCAACCCCTAGAACGCCGATACAGGTGGCTCCCATTTTGATGATGTCTAAATCGGCTGGTGACAAGTGAATCCCCCCCATTGTTAGAATACCTTTTTTACGTTGTTTTTTAACTGATATATTTTCATTTTTAAATCTTTTAAGGTGGTGCTGATAAATAAGGGTGTCCACTGGGGAGGCTTGCTTGAATCCCCCAACGGTGAGCCAAGTAGCCCTCTGTTTTTTCACGGTCTGTTGTGCCTAGTGCGGTGTCTACAAAGATCCACTCACAATAGATACCATTCCATGTACGGTTTGCAACCGTTGAAATATAGCCGATGTTCCACGTCTGTGTTGTGTTGCCTGCGAATCTCAAAAGGCTAGCGGGCATAGGAAGCACGGTGAAAGAAGGTGTCGCACTGGCATTTTCCCACACGTTTGAACTGTTGGCGTAGTTCGTGGAATCGCTGAATATGCTAGCCGTCCCCGAATTGCCAATCATCCCTTTTGTCGCACCAAAAAACATAGCATCGAAAAAGTCAAACGTCGTATCGATACCGTCACTATACGCCATGACACAATATATTTCTTTCGCATTGAAACTTGGTAAGTCTAAACCCCTATCCGCAAACCATGTATTCCACCCAATAGCTTGACGACCGCCCACTCGTGAATCGGTGGCATAATAAGCGGGCTGTTTACCTGCGGTTGCCTGCACGGCGTGATTGTTATTGCCTGACTGGTCATTCCATTGTGAGACGTTGGAGCCATTGAGCGTAACGCCTGTATCGGCTTTAAGCCAACATTGAACGCCTGTTAAGCTTGAAGGCGTCCATAAAGAAGGAGGGGTTGAAGGCATGTCTATGTCTAAGGCATTCGAGCCTAGGTAAGCCCTCATGACTGGATCCCCCCCGAGCTTCGTATTTCCTAGATTTGTCGTACCTATTTTCAGAGCCATTTTTCTAACTTTCTAAAAGTGCGATTGCGTTATTTTTCATTGAAATTAGTTCAGCATCATCGCCTACTGGTATGTTCTCAATAACGCCCTTTGCAACATCTACATTGCCTGCATTTAAGGCAAGAAACACACCACTCATGCCGGAAGGCGACAATAAGGCGACTTGTTTGGTTTCGTTGAGCTGTGCCACTTGAGCAATTAAGGTATTCAATTTTTCAATAGGACTCAAAAGGCGAGCAATAGGATTGACGGCGGTTATTAAAAGGGCGTTATCAAACGAAATGGAGCCATTGCTAGAAAAGAATCCGCCTATTTGTGAAGCGGTGTAGCCTGTATCCGTCGTGAAAGCTTCCCACGAATCGCCTTGCCATAATATCTCGGCTTGAGGGTCACTATGATAAAAATCGGCGATTTGTTGACCTGCGTTATTGTAAATATACAGTTTCACTATAGAACCTCCTGCCAGTAAACAAGACTACCTGCTTTTGCCGTTATAGCTGAACTTAAAACCTCTGACGCAAATCTTAATATTAAACTACCGTTTGCTCCTGCGGTTACAAAACCTTCAATCCAACCGCTATTGTTTGTAAGATATGGACTCGTAGCGTTTGAAGTAGCGGGTAAATCTACCGCATTTAATACGTTAATCGTGTTTGTAGCCGTCGTTAAGGCATACTGTGACTGATAAGAAATAGCCGTAATAGAAGTAGCCCCTACTGTGTTTACCGTCCATCGTGAGCCTGTAGTACCTACCGCTGAGTCGTATTTGAAAACAAATCTAAAATAGTACGTCTTGCCTGTGTTGACTGGGAAGTTTAACCCTGTCACATCCTGCAAGGTGTTAGCCACGGCGTTGTTGTTGACCACATCCGAACCTAGCACAACGAGGTTTAAACCGCTTCCTATGGCATTTGAACCTTGGTTAATACTTTGCTTCAATGCCCCTGCAGTTGTATAAACGCCCCAACCGTTTTTATCCGTGTATTGAATCTTCTCGTTAGGTGAAAGCGTGGCTCGGAACTGCTGTCTAAACGTACCGTTGCGGTTATACCGTACTGTTACAGTAGCGTTTACGGTGTCGTTGTTGAAAATACTCACATCGTCAATCACTCGTTGTGTTGACGCACTAGGAGCCGATACAAGCGTCACCGCCGTCGCTCCGTTGGTGGAGATGTCCGATGTTCTAGGCTCAAAAGTGGTAGTGGTGGTTTCTCTAAATGAAGCGGTGCAATCTAGTTGGTTTGTTGTAATCGCTCCACCCAGCAAGACCTGTAAAGAGTCCGTTGTATTGTTCAAAATAAGCATTATAATGCAAGCCTCATAACTTGTTGTTGTGTTAAACCACCTGAAGAAAGTGTAATATCACCACCCCCTAAAAGTGTTGTGCCGTTGATTGTTTTAATGTTCGTCCCACTCACTAGCGTGTCTTGCTTTGAAGAGGCAAGCCCCGAATACTGCGAGTTCGTGGCATTGTCGCCTGTATTCGCACCGCTTGTATTACCTAAAACCGTTTGCTGTGCGTCTGTGATAAAACGCTTATTGCTTGAATCGGTGATATTAGCGGTCGTCGTTGTATCCACGTTTGCAACATTGCTTAGTCCGACGGCTGTTTTATCAAGCGTCTGAAACGTCTTGTCACCTCGATAGTATTGTCCAGTTGTGCCTGCGGTTATGGTGTTTTCTTTAGTGGCTAGTCCGTTGGTCAATGCCGTGTTAGTGGCATAGTCACCTGTTGCTTGCTTGCCATCTAACGCCGTTTGCAAGCCTGTAACGGTTGAAATCGCCTGTTCGCCTGTGTGGTTTGCACGATTAAGCAAGGTCGCATCGCTACTATTCGCCGTCGCCCCTGTCGCCACGCCGTCTAGCTTGGTTTTGTCGCTAGGACTCATAAGCCCTGCGTTTGTGGATACTAGGGGAATCGTTGCATCCGTGCCTGTATCGCTTGTGACTATACCGTTAGTTGGTGAAGCGGTATAGGCTAGGTTTGTATTACCGCCTCCACCACCACCGCCTGTAATGAAACCACCACCTACCACTTGCACGGTTTTATAATCGGCGGATACCCTCACCGTCTTTTGAGTGGTTGCAATTTCTACAGTCATTGTGAAATATCCCCCTCAATGGTGATAGTCCCCTTACACCACGTTTCAATAATACCACCTTGATAAGTTACCTCTAAATCATAAATCCCTGTTGTCCATGTGACTAAACTCCAGTCATCAATAAGGGCTTGAATGGTATTGTTTTCTTCATCAATCGTTAGGGGGAACTCGTAAATAACCGTGTCGGACTCAATCTCGTTTTTAACATCCATTTTAGCAGTAGCACCTGTTAGACTCTGCAAGTCCCCAGTAGAACGCTGAATATAGCTAAACGTAATAGGCTGTGTGTCGCCTCTGTAAATGATAAAATCGGCGGTGTCAGGTGTTAGGTCTAGTGTTGCCATATTACCACCCCTTAACGCTTACAATACATGACGGTGTAGCTGGGCGTGCGGTTGATCCTGAACCACTCCCTGCCACATAGTCTAACACATATTCACTATTCACACTAGCCTGTGCCATAAGCTCAATGTAATCATTAGCGACTAAACCTGTGATGATAGCCCCTACAACAACTCCTGTACTCCCTGTATGGTTGACTTGGTAGGCTATTGAGCTATTAGGTATCGGCGTTGTGCCGTTTTTACGCATCCAAAAGTAAACATTGCTTGTATTGTTTCCAATACTTGTAACCTGTGGTTGAAAAATAAACTCATACGTTCCTGCTTGATTTACCACAAAACGGCTATTGTTTGTTACCGTGTCGTGGTCGATACTCCCCACGCTGTCAAAATCGTTAGTATTAAAGGGTATCGCCGTTGGTGTTGTCGTTAAAGAAACATCTACGCTATGACTAGCCGTCAATGCCCCTGTTATTGCCACTTGTTGAGAAGGGGCTTGAATAATCGGCAAGGTTACTTCAACCGTTCTAATATCAGGCATACGTTCTATCCCCTTTTATTTCAATTTTACCTTCTAAAACGGTTTTAACATCACCACTACCAAATGTGATTTGTAAGTCGTAAAAACCTTCTGCCCATTTCCAAGTGTCGTATTCTTCCCTTAAAATGGAAATACGCACGGCGTTATCGGCTTCTACAATTACTACTTGCAATGTGCCGATCAAAGCCCCTAGGCTGTTTCTCACTTGAGCGGATGCACTAGCCCCTGTTAAATCTACCACCACGCCTTGCACGTCTAAAAAACGCATCTCATACTGTGCGTCATCTCGCTTGTAAAGCTTTAAGTCATGCTTAGCTGGTGTGAAATCTAAAGTTGCCATTTATGCCTCCAGTATCGCTAAAACGGCTTGTTTCAAAGCGTCAAGCTGTGCGTCGCCTTGCGTGTCGATAATGCTTACTACATAAATCGCTAGGGGAACATTGCCTGCGTTGAGTGCTGTTTCTACACCGCTTGACACTGGCAAGAATAAAGCCTGCGTAGGCAAGTCTAAACTACCCATAAGGGCTACAAGTTCACGGAGCTTGTCTTGTGGCGTTTGTGGGGCAACCTGTGGCACGTCGTGAGCGTCCTTTAAGGCTTGGCTGTAAACTAGTTTACCCTTTGTAAGCTTGAATCCGCCGAGTTGTGCGATTGAAAAGCCTGTCTCGGCTTCAAAGGCTTCTAGGCTTTCACCTTGCCATAATATCGTTTCACTTATTTGAGACTCGTAGAAGTCGGCTCGTTGTCTGCCTGTGCTGTCGTTGAAAATAAAATAGGGCATGATTGTTTCCTTATGCGAATACGACGATGTTGCCTCTGCTGTAACCCAAGTCTCCACCACTAGAGGCATTCAATGCGAAAACCCTGAAACTAATATCTGAAAAGGTATTGTCATTTGAAGAAGTTATCATTAGTTTTTCGTTGCCCCATGCTGTAAGCTCTTCGGACTCACCCATTTTTACGCTATTTACATTGGGGGTAGGATTGATTAAATTAACGACTTGAAAGTTACCGCTGTCGTTGGTGTTTGCAGTAGGGACGTTTGCAACATTAGATGAAATCATTATAGGTCTACGTCTAAGTGTGAGTGATGCAGGGGTCACAACATCTGCCCCAGCTAGTGCAATAGAAAAGTTGTTGGCATCCGTAACGGCTGTCACTTTATACCACGCACTGCTTGTAATGGTCCCTGTGAAAATAAAATAAGCCCAGTGATTGACTTTGTGACCATGACCAACAACATTGCAATTAACAACACCACCTGTCCTAGTCGCCGTGCCTGTTATGTTAGCGTTAATGGTATTATCATACAACACATAAGCATAAGCTCCAGTGTTTGCTCCCCAACTTGCATTTGAGCCGTCGGTCGTTAGCACTCTGCCACTATTGCCTGTTTGAGAGGGGAGGAGGCTGTTTAGCGTGGGGTACGCAGGCAAGGTAGATAATGTTAAAACTTTACTCCAGTTTACGTTTACATCTGTCGGTGTGCTGTTTGTGTTATTCACCAAGCATAACCATACCGCATTTGAATGTTGTACCACGTTACCCACTAAGTAAGCCGTCGTGTTGTTCCACTTACTACCACCATTTTGTAACACATGGTTTATTTTCTCGCCTAGTTGTTGATCGACGTAGTTCATCCACTCCGCAGGAGGTTCCTGTCCCCCTGTCCACCCTGTTTCAAATAACGTAGAAGGAGGCTCTATTACATTGTCAACGGGTGGATTATTCCCCCATGTTCTTAAAAGCGTTGAAGTGCCTATTTTTTGATATGATTCTGCCATTTTTTAAAGTCCTCAACTAATTTTAATCATGTAATGAAAGGCTATGTTCGTCGGCTTAATGTTCGTAACCGTACCGTTACTTACTGCACTACCTATTGACTCTAAAGACTCGCCTATTTCACCCGCCCCTGTGGATGTTACCAATCGCCCAAATGCCCCTGCACCAAATGGAGCGTTGCTATTGCCCCAACCGTCCCTAGACATCGTGCCTGTTTCATTCTGTACCGTGCCTACTACACGCCCTGACCCTGCCCCTTGAATAAAGCGATTCTCCGTCTGTGGCAAGTTAAACGTCGTCGTACCGTCACCCACGCCGTACGTTGTGCCAATTTTAGCAAACAACACGCTGTAAGTTGCACGGCTTACCGCTTGTCCGTTACATAACGCCCACCCACTATCGGGCGTAGCGTATGATGTCATCTTAATGTCGCCGATACTTGATCCGAGTGTATCCGTGAATAACGGTATCGCTACCCAGTTTGCATTTACTAAACTAGGTGTGCTATTTGTTGTGGCATTTAATGCCATATACAAACGCCCTGAATGGTTGACCGTTGAACCTACTATATAAGGTGTCGTTGCATTCCACAACGGAACGCCATTTAAAAGAATATGATTTATTTTAACATCCGCTTGATTTTGAAGAAAGTTCTGCTCCGAACTAGGGGGCTTCTCCGTCGGACTCCACCCTGTGTTTTTCTTTGCACCACTAGCTTCCGTCTTCGTTCCTGAAAACGCCCAAGCATCAATAAGGTTACTATTGCCTATTTCAATTGTCATCATCTCTTAATTCGTCCCCTCACAAGGTTATACTAATTCTATCATAGCACCGCCTACTATGCTAGTATTCTCACTACTTGAAAATCCGTCTATATTTTCATAATACACAATTTCATTCGTGCCTACATCGTATTTTGAAAACCCAAAGGCTTTTCTATTTACTATAGGGTTAGTGGCTATTTGAACCCTAATCCCCAAAACAATTGATAAACTCTCAAACACTACCTGTGTTGCTACACTATTTAAATAGTATGGAAACACAATTAAAAGACTCCCTACAAAAGGGAACACTTGGCAAGGACTACCAAAAACAATCGTTCCGTATTGTTCATAATCCGTTATAATGCCTCTACTGTTTCTCGCCCAAATATGCCCTTTTAACACTTTACGATAGTCAATATCGTTCAACGCCTTTGCATCAAGCGTCCCTCTATCCCAACGCCCCCCTATTAAAGGGTTATCAATATCGCCGTAACCTAAATCTACGTCAAACACTGGATTAGGATCGGCATTGCCTGCAAATTGAAAAATGCCCTCTTGAAACACATCCGCATCATTAAAGCTATCGGGTCTTGGTCTTCCTACAATTTCACCTATCTTGTCAAGCTGTACCCCCTCGCTTATGTCAATATCATAAAGCGTTCGCAATACATCAGCCTTGACTTCTAAATCGGTATAGGGATTGTCAAATAATGTTTCAAACAATGCTAAAAGCTGTGGAGCTTGCTTGTATTGCAATAGAAGACGTGCGAAACTACCGCTCATTAAGGTGTCTCCGTTATCGTTATGTCTGCTTCACGAATAACCACTAACTCGTTTTTATCAATAGCTAACGTGCTTGTGCTACCGTTAATCGTCAACGTGTCCACTTGAAAACCCTGTACCACGTTTATAGCACTAAAGACACGGCTATAAACCAAGTCTTGCCCCATTTGAAACAACTCGCCGTATGCGACTAAGGCTTGCTTAATTTGTGCTACGCCGTCCGCAGGAAACGTATTATCTTCCGTCAATGTGTACGTTATTACAAAAACTGGATTAACCTCTGTCGGTCTGTCAAAACGTGCCAATAATGGCAAGCCTGTGTAAGGGCTTGTAAACGTCCCACTTTGCAAACCTCTTGTGCCTATCCCCGCACTATTGTTTAAAACAATCGCTTCCACAATATCCGCCGTTGCTCCACCATTGACTACCGCCCAAATGTGATGAGCAGGTGTACCGTCTCCGTCGGTTGCATCCGTGTTATTTTCAAAGACAATCGCTTGTTTTACATTCTCTATTTCTAACAACGCTTTTACAATGCTTCTCTCAAGACTTAACGTACGTCTTAAACGCAAGTCCTCATCTGTTTCTAAATCTTGTCCTTCAATGCCTACTTTTAAGTTATTGACTCTTGACCACCCACTAACTGGCGTTTGTATCGTGTCTATCGCTTCAATCGGTACATTCAACGAACCTTTTTCGAATGCCTCTACAAGCATGTTAGTGCCAATCTCATCAAACGTCATATTGCCTGTAATCTCAACCGCAAAGCTCGTATTCAAATTGTACAAACGCAATACATCGCCGTTTACTTCTTTTGTTACATCGGGGCTTGTAATGGCTGTCTCTAAACCTACTGCAATACTGTTGAACGTCGGGCTACCTGTAGCTACATAACTATAGTTTACGCCGTTGACGGTTACCGTGTATGTCCCTGTGACCTCTGCACTTGCCTTGACACTTACATCTCTTACGCTTGCCTTGTCAATCGTTATATCGGCTACACTTGCAAATGTTTTATTTCCTAAAGAATCTAAAACTTCTTGTCCTGCCTCTAAAAACGTACCTTGCACACCATAAGCAATAGCCTCTACGGTTGATGCTGTGGCTTGTTGTCTTGTTACGTTCGTCAACGCACACACACGATCTAAACTAATCCCACTGGCTGAATCGGGATAGGCATTTAAATAAATATCATTTAACCATGCCCACATATCCGCCCATATTTCACTGGATATGCCTACAAGCTGACCAAACACACTTTGAGAACGCAAGTCAATATCAACACCAAAACGTGACTGTAGTTCTTGCTCAAGTTCTAGTTTTTGTTCTTCAAGCGTCTTAGGGTTAAAACCTTCGGGGGTTAATCCAAACGTCATACTGCTAATACCTCCGTTATAATGCCTTCCGTTGTTTCTACGGTAAACTCAAGCCTGCCCTTGCGAGTTTTCGCATCTACATTGAAAGACAAACTATTTAATTTTTCTACACCTTGCGTGTCAATAATCTCTCTAATATACAACTGTCTAATTCTATCTTGCGTCGTTGCCTTTGTTAGAATCTCATCAAAATAAGGCAAGCCTACCGTCTCATCTAAAAACCATTCACCCCTTAGTGTAAGCAAGTTTTGTTTAAGCCGTTGTCGCACCAAATCCGCCCCACGCACTAATTCCAAGTCACGCCGTGTCAAAACTAAATCGTGTGTCTCTAAATCTAGCAATAAGTCCATTATTGTGGGTTCCCTGTTACGCCTGCCCCTGTCTGTACACCGCTATGTTTATGGGTACTAAACGGAATACCGCCTATTGTAGCATCCCCTGTTATTGTAACATTGCCATTAAAGGTTGTCGAACTTGCATTTACCGTAATGGCGGTTGCATTGACGACAACGCCTGTTTCTGTCAATAAAACTTCACTTGTTCCATGCTTTAAAGAAAGCCCTACAAGGCTACCTTCTCGCAGTCCGTGCGTTTGTGGAAAGAATACCGCATCCGTCAAGTTGTGCCGTCTCTCCGATTGTGGCTCACTCTCATCAAGTTCTACCGCCCACTTGGCTATGTCCCAGTCACAAAATACCACCAATCCATAATCACCACGCTTTAAGGGAAACGTGACGCTTGTTGTCAATGTGGATAACCACATAACAGGTACACTTGTTATGACTGGTATCTCAAAAATGCTTTCATCTTGCCTTACTTGGGGGATCGCTATTTTCACATCCACTAGGCTTTTACTTGCGTCATAACTTTCCACCTTTGCAGGCATAGCAACACGCATATTTTCAAACACATTCGTATTGTTTCGTTTAATAAACTCTAAATCATTTTGACTCATAAACGGTTGCCCTCGTTATGTATTCACCGCCTCTAGTGCTTCCTTGATGCTCCACTTCGTCCACTACAAACACACCACTAACAAAACGGCTTTGTATCTCAATTTTATCAAAGGGGTTTAAGTTAGGTCTCATTAACATTGTAATCTGATACCCCTTTGGTTGAATGTTCTTTTTAACCACTCTCTCAGTTGTCGCCACTTCATCTAACACTTCGGGCTGTGCTAACAATCCATTTTCGGGGCTTATAATAAATTGAGGAGTGCCTATCCCCTCTCCACGCTTTACAATAATCAACTCGTTATCGACAATGCCCCACGTTGCCTTTGCAATGCTTGTAAGGTCGTCTAACGCCCCTGTTAGCTTGCCTGAATGCGTGTAGCCTGACAATAAAGGAATGTTTAAGCCTAGCCCTACCAATCTAATTTTTAACCCTGCTTGCTTAGCTATAATATCAATCCCACGCTTGACCGTTTGCTTTGGAGCTAAACTTACTTTAATCTCTCTATCCTTTAAGGCAATTAAGCCGTCTAGCCCTTCTATTCGTGTGACACTATCGGGAGGCTCCCACGTTGTCGCACGGCGTGATACATCCATACGCATTACAAGCGTTCTCTCATCCTGATAGCCTGTCAATACTTCTACACGACTATTCGCCTTTATAAAGTTTCGGCTTGTTTCCCCTAAGTTCTTAATCCGTACACTGGCTTCATTCGGTGTCGTGCTTCTATCCTTACGGCAAGTAAACTCAATGTCTAGCTCTTCATTGATTAAAAGCGTGTCATTCTTGCCGATTATTCTCACTTCAATATGGCGGTTAAACTGCTTCGTCATAACACATTACCACCTTGCCACTTTTTAAATCATCGGGACTTGGATAATCACCTTCTATCGCACCCTGTGCCACAAAGAACAACACACCTTCTATGCTTTTAACACCTCTAAACGCATAACGTGTGCCTAGTGTTGCTCGCATCCCTATCTCCACTGGCGTATCATCCGCAAGCAATAAGTCGATCATAAAATAAGGGGATACGTTCGGGGGACTCATTACACGCCCTTGTATCTTGTACGCTACATCGTCAAGCTCAATTTCATACTCCCACCTGTCTAAGTTAGGGAAAGGCAATGTCAATAACGCCATTATATACCTACTCCTTTTAACTTATCCAACACACTCCCTGCTACTTTTTCTACACTATTATTTGCAATCGCTCCCTGTTTTCTACCTACATTTGAACGCTTGCTTTTGTTATTTTGAAAGACGCTATCCTTTGTTTCAATCTGTATCATATCCACCGTGAAACGTAATGAATTACCGTCTTCTACTGTTCGTGGAATGGATATGTTCGTCACCAACATATTTGAAAATAATTCTAAACCAGTCACTACATCGACTGGAGCTTTGCCCTTCCATAAATCTCTTAATGACTCATACGCATCTAAACGTGGGATAACAAATCGTGGGTCTGTATTCGGTACAATGTTCAAAACACGTCTTAATTGTCGCACTGGATCGCTATCACTTACAATCGCTTCAATTCTCAACTGCAACGGCTCATTATAAACGTGGTCTGTAATGCTTTCGCCTGTTTCAATAGGGGACTGCGTTACGTTGCTTGACATCGTAATATCTTCACTCGTTACACAATCAAGCTCTAAAAAGCCTATCTTCTTGCGTTGAAGAAAACCAAATATGTCTAAAATTGCTACTTTAATTGCCATTTTATGTTTTCCCTGCCAGTGCTAAATCAAATGTTTTCTTAACGGCTTTCCCTGTAGCGATAGGGTCTTTTGAGCCGTTGACGTAAATAGAAACACTATTGTTTGTTGTTTTACTACCTGCTCCACCACCTACTTTCGGCATTAAAGGATTAAAGTTTCCTTTTCCGTATTCTTTTGGGGTATTTCTAGTCATGGGTTTGGCTGTGCCTGTTAAACCCTTTAGAGGCTTGACTTCCCCTCCACCAAACAATCCCTGTACCGCTCTCCAAGCGTCACCCATTGCTTTTATAGACTTAGTCACTAGATCAAACTTAACGACTAAGTAAGTAAGCCCTGCTATTAAGCCTAGTGCAATCCCTGCCCCTAATCCCCATGGTCCGAGTGAAGCCCACATTGCTTGCCCCATTGCAATTAAAGCAGGAATTAAACCCCTTAAAATTGTGGGGATCATCATTATTTTCATAAGAGTAAATATGCCTAATAAGGCTGTGCTAAAACCTATTAAAATAGGCATTATAATTTCATCATTTGCTTTTATAAAATCAATAATACCTTGTGCATTTTTTAATGTCCCTATTACTAAATCAAGTCCACCGCTAAGGGTTGCGAATATACCTTCAATCACCTTGCCAACAATGGCTTTGTTCTTAATCAAAAAGTCACTTAAAAAGTTCATCTTGTTAAATAATTTATCAAAAAACTTGTTAGCAGGCTCTAATTGTTCCTCTAACGCAAGCCCTAAGTCCATAAAGGAGTTCATAAACTTGTTTTGAATCCGCTGAAACGTAATAGGAAACTTCTCAAACGCCTTAGTCGCATCTTCTTCCGCTTTTAAAATAGCATCAAATAATTCACGTCCTGTAATAGAACCTGTTGTTTTAGCATTTTTAATAAAGTTTTGTAGCTTACTTGCCGTCATTCCCATTGACTTGGCTACTGCTTGATGAACCGCAGGCAATTGCTCCACAATAGAACGATATTCATCGGCTTGCACCGTCGCACTCCCCAACGCTTGCCCTAATTGCAACAAGCCCCCTTGCTGTGAAGATGTCGGTGTACCGCCTAAAATAGCTAACTTGGAAACCGTCTTAACCGCTCGCATCGTGCTTTCAGGATTTGCCCCTAAGTCTTTAGAACTCATGGATATACGGTTATGAAGGCTTGTTACCGTTTCTACATCTTGCCCTGTTTCTGTTGATAAGGCTAGTAGCTCCTTAAATCGCCCTTTGGCTTGCTTTTGTGACCCACCTGTCGCCGTTTGAACCCTTGCCACACCCATATTGATACGGTCGTTTACTTTGATAATAGCAAACGCTACCGCCGAGAAAGCCACTTGGATCGCCGTAGCCACACCTATCGCTTTCATGCCAAAATCTTGTAAACCGCTTACCCCGTCTCTAAATGCTTGCTTCTTGGCTTGATCTGCTTGTTGTTCTTTTTTTGAACGCTTACTTAATTCCTTATTCCACCAATCAGAATAATTCATTTCTAATTTTTTACGTCTGTCGTGGGCGGTTTGTTTACTTTTAGTTATATCTTCTTCGTTTTTTTGAAATAGTTTTTTCTGTTTGCTTAAAATCTCATTAGTCTTAGCGGTGGACTTTTTCAGCACCGCATCGTCTATTTTAAACGCTATTTTTACGATTAACTCTCTAAGGGTTGCCATGTTCTATTTCCTCTCAACCTCTTCGTGCATAATCGCTTCTATATCGTCTTGCATATCTAATAACGCATTTAAACGTAAACAGTCATCATAACTATAAATCGTTTGTAGCTCCTCTAAACTGGCTACCTTTTTCATCACTAAACGCCAAATGCACCACTCTTTTTGTAAGCTTTCATTAAGCTTCCCATACTCTTTGTCTGACGACTTCGGCGTTTTGTAAGCTAGCCAATAAGGCTCACCATTTCCAAAAAACGATTCGCTGTTATGACCTCCATGGTTGCCTCTGCAAGCTCGCCGTAATTACCGCCAAAATGGTCGTCAAACTTTTTCTTATTTAACGTATCGCCATTTACTTGCGTATATTTAAACAAGTCTAAAAGTAACGTCATGTTAGGGTCGTCTTTAATCACTTTTTGACAAATAGAACCTGCTAGCTTCATCCCCACCAAAGGGTTTACTTCTTTTTTACCGTCTTCGTCTTCATTGAATAAACTAGCGTTACCTTGAATCACGTCTAACAATGACCCAATTTTAAACGCTAGGCTTAACCCTTCAGTGGCTGGATGCGGTAAAATATCGTACTCGTTATTATCAATGGCGACTTTATGTCGCCCTTCAAGAATACCTGCCATAATGCTTATACTCCGCTATATGAATAAAGAACATCGACGCAACGGAACTTATACTCACGCCCTGTTGCTTCAAGTTGCCCACTCATTGCAGGCAAGGTCTCAATGTGCAACGTGCCTGTCGCAAAGGTATTGCTCAAGTTGCCGTCTTTCAAAAGAAAGTTGCCTGTTTGCCCTACTTGCAAATAGGGATTAAGAAACGTGTTACTAGGTGAACCATTCTGTAACGTAAACGTCATCTCCCATGAAATGTTTGTATTCACATTATAAGTAAAACTCTTGTCTACACCCATTGACGTTGAAGATACGTCCGCCCCTGCGGTTAGCGTAATACCGCTTCCTTCTTGGTATTCTTCAATCGTTCTTCCGTCAATGATAAGCTTTACTACCTTCGGATCGTGTGTATAGCGTGCCATGATAAACCCCCTTAAACGGTTACTATGCCTCTGACTTCAATAAACTTAACCGCACCAGTTAAACGTGCCGTAAACTTAACATCTTTCAATGTTCTGTTTGCTCTGTCCTCTGCTAGGGTGTCCTGTAACTTGGGAACCGATACCGTGTAATTAGAATCGATAAAATTACTATCAACCGCTAAGTTCAAACGGTTTCTCAACGTTTGCTCAACTTCAGCCAAACCGTTTACATCAAACGTAACTTTTTGTTGTAAATCGGCTTTTGTTGCTAACAATTGATAAAAATCTTCCCCTAATCGGGTTTTTAACCATGCTGTGCCGTGAATCACATCGCCCCACTCACCACCTGCCATTTTACCGCCAAGTGAACGAACGTTAGCACCGTCTGACTCAAACGCATCAGCATTTTTAGTGTTCAACGTGTTACGCTCGGTTTGTGTAAAGGCTCGTTTCCCACCAACGGGATTGAAGCTAGACGTAATGCCTACAACCTTCTGATTGTGCCAAGCGAAAGAACCTGCAGAGAACGTCGGCGTTTCTGTAATTGCTAAAATAACACCCATGTAAGCCATTTCAGGGAATAAGCCTGTTATGTTTGTTCCGCTGTAAGTGTTGTAGTGATACGTCACATGAACATAATCGTTATCAACCGCTTTTAATACGCTTGCAATATCCGTGCTGTTGCCTGCGTTTAGCGTGTTTGCGTCACTCGTACGGTAAAACGCAATCTTCTCACCTGCTAAGCCTAACACCGTTGTACCGAATGCTGTTTGTACCGATAAATCATCATTTTGAATAGCAATAGCGTAAAAGTCATCACGAATCGCACGAATTGCTGTTAAAGCTTGTGAATAAGACTCACTCGACTTCTTGTATCCAATCATCAACGGATTAACATCGCCTTGAGAGAAGTAAGCTTGTGAAGCTAAGTATTCAGGGTCTGTCGTATCATAAACAACCGCTACTTCTTCAAGACTTGCATAAGAACCTACACGAATGACTGGAGCAAACGTAATGTTCCCAGTCGTGGTTAAAGAAGTCCCTGCCGTATAAGTAAAGGTATTAGCTGTTGGAACTGTGGCTACCACATATTCTCCGTCAACCGCTGTACCTGTCAACGCATCTACTGAAATCTCTTGACCTACACTTAAACCATGAGCGGTTTTTGTAACCGTAACGGTTGTCGTTGTTTGTGAATAAGTACCGCCTGTAATCGGCGTGCCTGTCGGTAAGGTTTCACCAATAAATAAAGGCGTTCCAAACCCTGTTCTTGGAATGAAGCTGGTTAAAAGCGTAATCTGTACGTTAATAAAGTTCTCAATTAAACTCGCCATTTATTTGTCCTCTTAATTCGTCAAAGTATCTGATAATACCCAAGTTGCTATAGTGTCCTCTACTCCATTGTAAAGCATACTCTCAATTTCTACAATACCAATAACACCATTGTTATAGCTAAACCGTCGACTCGTGTTCCAACGCATTGCTATATTCCACCTTGGCTGATACTGTTTGCCGATTAAAGCCGTTATATCACTAGGGGGACTTAGGATTTGCTGAAAAGAATAATTGCCGTTTGTTTCAAGTAAACGCAACGCATGGTTTTCTAAACCGTCTAAAATGTTATTAGCGATTTTCTCCGCTTCACTTGGATCTGACTCTTTACCGTAAACGTTTAAATCTACCGTAAAATTAAAGTTACGTTGCATCGTAACCAATCCGTTGATGTCTACAGACTCTCTAAACGCCCCCTGTTGTTGAATACTTTGTATATCAACCGTACAATAGGGAGCTTGTGGAGCTGGCACGTTCTGCTGTGGGCGGATACAAGTTACACCGCTTAATTCTTTAAAGTAAGGGATTAAGGCTACATAAATATCATTCATAACATGACCCTTTGCACAATATACACAGAATGGTTGATTAAACCATTCTGCCACATACGCATCCCTTGCACTTCAAAGTCTCTCCCACTAATACTAACTAAATCACCTTGCTTCCCTGTCGTATCGTCGGCGATATTAAGCAACGTATCCGAATAAAGCAAGTAACTCTCTAACGTGCGTCTATTTTCAGGCAATGAAGAAAGCATCTGTCCCCCAATGGTTGTAATGCTATTACCCCCCACTGGTTGAACACTGGCTTTAATCGTGGTCGTTGTGCCTGTGCCTACAACTGCTAAACCTGACTCGTCATACGTTACGACACCACGCCGTTTAACTGTTAGGTTACGTCTGAACGCATTAAAAGGACTCATTTTTTAACTACCTCAAAATCTATGACACGATACATTAAGCCTGTGTCAATCAAGGTTATGTCGCCTTCTTTTTGTTTTAATGTTGCTTTAGAGTTTGGAGGGGGGACTCTGCTTGTTATTTTTCCCCTAATCGCTTCTTTCATAATACGCCCTAATTCTTGCGTAACTTTAGAAGCCCCACTATTCTCGGTTATAATACTTTCCGCTCTATTGCTTATTGTATTAAACCAGCTTTTCTCTTTATCATCAAAGGTTGTCCTCAAAAAAGAACGCTCGGGAATGTTTTTAGTTCCAAACTCGTTAAAAAAGGCATAGTTTACAACCTTTTCTTTACCCTTACGGCTCTGATATTGTCCGACACGCTTGGTTATGCCTCCCTTGATTGAGACACCCTTCATCTGTGCAAGGTTGCGGACAAATGCTTGACTGTGGTCTGTATCCTTCTCAATCTTAAAATCCACTAGGCATTACCCCTGTTCTAAACGCAATACCGCCTAAACACTTTTTAATTAAACGCTTGTACTGTTGACCGTATGATGTTGTCATCAATGGATCTTTAGACGCATCGTTACCTTCCTTATAGGCAATGTTCAACTGCCCTTCTTGCATCGACGCAATCTCTCCACCAATACCGCCACGATTTGAAAGCGTCACGTTATGAGCGGTTAAATACGCCACAAGGTACGGTCTCAAGTCGGGGCATAAAGAAACACCCACTTCAAGCTCTGCTAGTGCTAACATATCCGCCGTTTGTTGACTGCTCGAGTCAATTTCAGGGGCTATGCTAGATAGTAAAAACTGTGAAGTGGGCATGAATTGCTTTTCTCTCTACTTACTTTTTAGAAGGTTTTTCTTCTTCAATTTCTAAAATGCCTTGCTCAATCGCTAGTTTAGCGGTTTTCAATTTAAGCAAGTCTTCATCTGACACCTTGTTCCATTCAGGAAATAAAACAACGCCGTCATACTGAAAAACAGTCTCTTGGTTTAACTTAACTTTCGCCATGATGTAAACTCCTAGATACCGTATTTTTTAGAAAACGCAAGTGGGTAGTAAATAGCGACTCCGCCGTTACGCCCAATTGAATTGACTTTATACGCAAGGTTGACTTGCTCAGGAGCGGTTTCTTCATACACAATAGGAGCGATTAACTCAATGTGTGTAGAATCGTTACGTCCCAATAAGAAACCTTCAGTAGCTCCAGTAAAAGCCCCTGCTAATTCTTCAGCACCTTCAACACGAATCTCGGGATACATATTGTTAAATGCTGTCAAAATGCTATCGGATGAATCTGCACTCATGCGAGTACCACGAAGTACATTTAAACGTCCTTCACTCAAAACAAGCAAGTTAGGACTTTCAACGCCTTTAGTAAGCGTCTTAATTTCCGTCACGGCTTGTGTTAAATCACGAAGGATCTGAACAGGCGTTTTAGTCGACCATAAAGGGCTTGAGCCTGTACCGTCGGCGGTTACTTGAGCGTTAGGTACGGATGCGTGTGAAAGAATACCCACAATGCCTGCCACCGTGTCACCCAACCAAAACAACTGGTTGTGACGTGCCATAATACCACGCTGTGTAGCCAATGCTTTACGAACACTTAAAGGTGTACCTTGAATAGATGCACGTTTAATGTCCATAATGGAGTAAGCATAACTCAAAGCGATAGTTTCAATCTTAGAAGTAAAGGCTTTACCTGCTACTTCGACCGAAGGAATATCCGTCGCATAGTCGCTTACGATTTTAGCCAATCCACGAGCGTCATACTGATAGTATGTTTGCGTTTCTGCATACTCGGGGGTTGTGCCGTCAATAGGAAACAACTCAACCGCTCTTAGTTGACCTTGCTTAATATCATAGGTCTGGGTTTTAATGACTTCTAACTGACGACCAAAATAAGCCGTCTGGTTAGCGTCCAAATTAACTTGCTGTGCGTTCATTTGCTTGTGTCCCTTTCTACAAGTCTACGTCAAGTAATACAAGCGTATCAGTACCACCAGTTACAAACTTACCCACAAGTAAGTTAGAACCTGCTGTCGCTGTAAACTTGCCTTGGTTTGCATCAACGGCAATTAAGCCATAAGCCAATGCACCCTGCGTTACGGCTCCAACGGCTTGCACCCATACGCGCCCTTTTTTCAATACAGAAACATTTTGACCAGTCAAAATATCTTCCGCTTGATCGTTAGGCGTTTCGTGCGTAATAATAGCCACACCTTGAGGCACGCCTGCGGAGGCTGTCAAGCCTACTTGGTTATCAGACGTTACACGTTGAACTGCACGCCCAAAAGGGATGTTAGCAGTTGCTACACGGCTTTCGACCGTAAAAGGCACATCAGGAATTAACTGACCTGCGTATGCTTCAGCTGGGTAAATAGTATAAGCTGTTTGAGACATTAAGCCTTCCCTCCATGATATTTTTCATTTAACGATTGACGCAAGTCACCTTTAACGGCGGTATCGCTGTTGACGTTCTCCACGGCTTGCTTTTGCTTTGCTACGGCTTCATCTTCAACGCTAGGCAACGCTTCAATCAACGCATCAAAACGAGCGTTTACATAATCGTCACTTTTACCGTCTAAGTTAATCTCATGCTTTGCTTTAATAACCGCTTCTTTAATTAAACGGTCACTCTTGCCTTGCAAGCCGTCAACATTCACCACACGCTTAGCATTTTCCAACAAGGCTACACGTTCCGCTACGGCTTGAGCCATTGCTTCGTCGTTGTGCGTTGCTTTCACGGCTTCTAGCTGTGCTTTCAACTCGTCTACTTGCCCTTTTAAGGCTTCACTATCTAAGCGTGCTTGCTTTTCAGCTTGCGTCGCTTTCTCTAAGGCTTTAGCAATCTCGGCATCGGCTCGATAAGTCAAACCGTCCAAGTTCACCGCCTGCATTTCCTTTTCAGTCATGCTGTCGTCCTCTTTGTCATCATGGTGTAACTGAACGGCTACTCCGTCCATATTGATCCGTGCCAATCGCCCTGCCCTTGCCTTTTCGACAATAGCCAAGTGATTGTAACGAACATTTGTCTGCCTGTGCGTGTATGAATCACCATTAAACACGCCAGCTTCCTCCACTAAGTCCAAGGTATACCCTAAACTTAATTCACGCTTTTTATTTGCTTTTATCTTTTCAACGGTTGATTTATCCGTTACGACAAAAGAAACGGCTATATTACCACCTTCGACTCGTACACTTTCACCAGTCATTCCCACTTGATAAACGCTTGCATTATCAGCATTCACTAACACACTAGGGTGATTATCCGTTACTGGCTTTAATTTTAAACTAGCCAAACTCACATCCACTAACACGTCATCAGGATGACGTAATTCTTTTCTAATAGTACCGTCATTGTTCACATACTCGAAAACGCCAGTGCGTGTAGCAATAGCTTCTCCTGCAAGGTAACCTTCAGGGGTTAAGGATGCTTTAAACTCTGCACGATCGCATCTAAACATCTATAAATTGTCCTTTTTATTCGTCTATACTAGCTTAAAGCCTATACTTGCCTTTGTCAACTAATCTATGATTCCTAGCTCTTTAATCCAAGTCTCTCGCCCTTCTTTTCTAATCAAGTTACGCTCTACATTGTTTTCAGGTAATGCCCCTGTTATCGTATTCCCATTGCATCTACACCGCATCTCCATTCTTGGATGCTTGCTTGTCGCCCCTATTGTGCCTCTCCCCTGCCATTCGCTCGTAATGCTTGGCTTATAAATCGTTGAATCATCCCATGAACATATCATTCCCTCAATCGGTCTATGTGAATCCCTTACACGCTCATCTAACGCCGTATTCCACACATACAGATTAAAGCCTGCACTTAATGCGTTTAACCGCTCAAGACTTCCGCTTAAATTGCCTATCTCATTCACCGCTATCAGCTTAGCTTTATTTACCCCACGCTTAAAGCCTTCTTGTATCTGCTTTTTTAACTCATTCAACGCCACGCCTGTTAAAAACCCCCTCGCAATCGTGCCTAGTAACGCCTGCTTCTCATCATTAAGCATCTTTTCAACCAATCGCACGTTTTCTTGCGTCCACGCCTGTATCATCGCTTGCCTATTGCCTATCGCCTCGTTATTGATACCCTGCCCATTCATTAAGGCACGTTCCGCTAACTGATTAAACTGTTCGATGCTTTGCAACCGTAACGCTTGAGCTTGCGTCAATACCTCTTTTGAAACCTTGGCTTTCTGTAGCAATAAATAAAGCACTAACGCCGTTTCTATTTCTTGCGTGGGATCGCTTGCAAGCTGTTCTTCATCCATTCGCACGGCGTATTTATCCAATATCGGCAATACCTGCGTCTGTACCTGTTTTTCAAAGTCATTGATTAAACCGATTAAAAACGCTCGGTACTTTCTGAAAACGGCGGTGGGGAATGTGGTCTTTTGAGTTATCAGCTTAGGCATTGCATATCCTTTTTAAATGTATTATGCTTCTGATAGTTTTTTTTGTTGGAATTATTTAGAAACTCATTTCTTTCTTTATCTGTCCCCTAGTTGTCAAACCCTAGGGGCTTTTTATTATTCCCCTACATCGACTGGCTCGATCCCTGTAATATCCGCCATAAACTCGTCCTGCCCTTTTACGCTATAGGACAAGTTGCGGTTAAATCCGCCCTTGTGTCGCATATCGAACATATAGCTCGGGTCTACTGCCTGTGCATCCATGTACACCTTGTCGCCTTGTGCAAGCTTCAAACGCTCGTCCGCTTTCTCAAGGTCACTCATCGGTTTTAAGCCGTGCCATTCCCACTCGAAAGAATCGGGCTTATCTGTCCATTCGCTCTGTTTCTCAAGTAATGTAATCAAATGCTCTAGCAATGGTTGCAACGTCAACGTCTGATAGCGTTCGACGCTCTTATACCACATACTTAAATCGCTTTCCCCTGTGCTGTTCATTCCTTCAGGTGAACGCCCGTAAAGTAACGTCATCGGCATCCCTGCCTCAGCAGATACTAGCTCCATTGCCTTGTTTATAAGTGAGTCATACCCTGCGACTGGCACGCTTGAACGTTCAAAACCTTCACTTTCAGCGTCCAATAGTACGCTGTTCATTATCGAAGTTGAATAATCCACGTCTCTTAAACGCTTGGCTATCAGCTCCTCGTTCCCCTGTGCGTATGCTTCAAACAACCCTTCAAGCTTGAATAACTTCAAAGAAAACTCACTAGCTAACTTTCCTAAAAAGCCGTGCATGGCTAGGTAATTATTAAAGCTTTGATACACCCCTTGAATGCTCGACGCTCCCCAACCTTGATTATAACGCTTTAAATCGGGGGGCAAGTATTCGCCGTCTAATCTTAAAATGCGTGTGTAGTGGATCTTCGCCTGCTTGCCGTCTGATAGCATCAAGCGATAGTATAAGTATTCGCCATAAGTGGGACTTAGTGGATCTTTGTCCCTATCCTCGTCTAGCATTAAAACGCTGTAGCGGTCAAACAAGCTTAGCTTCTCAATTCGCTTTAAACCGTTCTCGTTTAAAGGCTCCTCTAAATCCGCTTTGCCGTCCTTTGCTATCATCAATGCAACGGCTCCACCGTATAACCTAGCCATTGTTGCTAATTCTAGCAATACATGAAACACGTTTAAACGTTCAAGCTCGGTATAAAGCTCCTCTTCACACTCAATACCACGCCCTAGTGCCTCGTTTGGCATCAAGTCCACCAATCGCCTGCCAATACCGCTACCGCTAAAAACCGCCTGTGCCTGTTGCTTGTTTAATAAGCTTTCCTGCTGAAAGAAGTTACCTATTGACGCATCACGTCCACGTACGCCCAATCCGTTTATCACATTTACCACGCCGTCACGATTAACGCTAGGCTTTACTTGCATTGCTTCAGGCGGTGGAGTAAATAGGGCTTTAATGTTGTTTAAAATCTGCATGATGTATCCTTTATTTGAAAGCGTCTTTCGCTGTGTATTTCCGTTTAATAAGGGGCTGTACGGCGTAGCGGAGGCTGTCTAAAACGTGGTTGTGCTTGTCTACAATAGCCGTTGTAATATCGCTTGTTCGTTGGTCTACCTTGTATGAGTATAATAATAACTCATTTATCGCCTCTTTACAACGTGGGTGAACTACTATACTTTTATAACCCCTCAGATGAGCGATACCGTCCTCAACGCTCCCTTTCCACTTGCTAACCGCCTGTATTCGGGGCAAGCCGTGACGTTTCAAGTAGCTAATGCTTTCAGGTCTAGCACAATCGGCACGAATAACGCCATTCTCAATTTCAGGCATAGCCTCTTTAATGAAATCGGCGGTTTTGTCAACATCAAGCCCTATTTTGACGGCTTCTTTCTCAATGTAAAGCGTTTCGTCATGTATCCACACTTTCACGCACGCCGTCGGATCTTGTGAAAATCCAAAGTCCATACCGTACAAAGGCAAGCCCCATGACGGATCGTCTACCCATTCATACACGGGCGTTTGGGTCTGAACGAGTTCACCAGTGGCTAGCTGTTCGGTGTGTACGTTTGTTTGCACCAATCGCTGTACCTTATTCGGGGTGAACTCTCTCACTTCCCACTTGTCTTTAAAAATTTGTGCATCGGTGTGTGTCAAACACTCCCCTAGCCAAATGTGATTATACAAAGCTGGGTCACGTTCAAGCATCAAACGTCGTTCTAACTCTAGCACTTGAGGGAAGTGGATGTTTTCGGTGTAATTTACTTTGAAGGTGTAAGCCTCTGTGTGCTTGTTAGCTATGAATAGTTTGTAGACTGGGTCTGATTCAAGGCGTGGGTTCATTGACATCCATATCTCAGAGTTTGGCTCTCTTATCGTCGGTATAAGTATATCTAGGCTTTCTTGGGAGATAGTCTGGGCTTCTTCTATCCAGCAAATGTTTATGCCCGCCGTCGACTTGATGCTTTCGCTGTTGTGACGCAACCCTTTAAACGTGAACTCACTACCATTTTTCGATGTTATAGTGTCACGTTGTATCGTGAAAAACGCTGATAGCCCTAAGTCGTCTATACGCTTGCTTAATAGGCGGTGTACACTATCACTTATTGAGTTTTGAAACTCCCTCGCACATAGCACACGCAAGCGTTGCGTTAATGCTCTCAATATCAAAGCATCTGTGAACGTATACGATTTACCACTGCCACGACCACCGTAGGCTACCTTGTACCGCTTGGGGCGAAAAAAGTCTTGGCTCCAGTGGGGAAAGCTTAAATCCAGTTGTGGCAAAGGTTTATCCCTTTTTACGTCTGATAATTTATATTATGGTCAAACCGTCGTAAACTAGGTATCGCTAGGCTTGGCTTCGCTAAAGTTGACGGTGAAGCTTGGGATCTGTTCAAAGCCGTGCGTATTGTCGGTGGACTGCTTGTAACCCATTTTGCTATTCGCATAAAACTTAGTAGCATCCAGTGCAATCTTTGGATCATCGTGGAAAATGTGCCGTTTTAGCTGTCTAGCAACCCTTGCATCAAACAACGGTTTAACCGATTTAAGAAAGTCGCCGTAGTATTTATTAAGGGTGTCTTTGCACATGCCTAAGGCATCCGCCATTTGCTCCTTTGTTGCTCCATTCATAGCCATACCTTCAAGCAATTCAAGGTTTTCATCCGTCACTTGATGCGGTGCGGTCTTGCCACTTTTAGGCGTATTCCTAGACGGTTCGCTATAAGGCATTCGAAAAGTTTCCCCTTTTTCCTCGATTATGCCAAACTTTACCCCCTTTTGTCAACCTCTAGGTGTATGTAACGCATTGTAACATTAATCTACAGACTATAGACTTATACTATAGTATAGGCTATACTAAGTTCATAAGGTTAATCAAACGAGACACCTTAGTTTAAATGAAAGAAAAGGATTAAAGATTATGAAAGTTTTAATAGCTAAGTTTCAATACGATAGATATACCGTTGATAATATTTTTTACGTGTATGCTTGCATACACGATAAAAGAGATCGTGTCCTTTTCAGATGCTATAGAGGTGACTTCCCTTATGCAACATACGGGACACTAAAAGAAGTCCTAGAATCTTTTAAGGACTGCCACTTTTTAAAGGATTAAACCATTATGTTTGAAACACTAAATCTGTACAAATGCACATCACACCGTTCTTATCACTACTTTCTTAAAGTAGCTAAAGATTGTAATGTAAAAAGCTATCGCATCACGAGAGATAGTGCCACGAGCTTTAAAGACTGGACGGTGGGAGGTTGCTCAACCTATTTTATCCACGTTGAAGGCACACTCCCCGATCAAGCGTTACAATATGCCAAACCGTACACCCTGCGGAAAGGATTTAAAGCCTCTGCTTGTTGGTAGTACGGTTTACCACCTTTAAGGCTTTACTTTTTATTAACAGTAACGAAAAAGCCAAATTAACCGAATCCTTAGATTATTTTTATAGCCTATAAAGCAATTTTTAAAAACCCACAAGCATTAAGACTAGAAAAGGATTGAAATTATGTTTGAAGCACTACATTACAAACTTGAAACTACAGTAGAAACCTATTGTAGTATAGACAAAAAAAGCTATACTTGCGATTCAGTGTATATATTCCCACCCCATGAATACATGACAAAAGGAGGCTATAAAAAGCCTATGCCCCGATTAAAGCTAAACAAAATAAAAAAAGTAAAAGAGATGCTTGCGTCTCGCCCCACGATTCAAGATTTAGTAAAATACGGCTATAACGTTGCAGCAGATTCAAAAGGTTTTTATTTTAGAGAAGAGGCAAGAATAACAGAAGAAATAAAATAAAAAGGGATTTATTTACAAAAATCCTACAAGGATTAAATAGAAAAGGGTTAAACCATGGTTACAATTCACGCCATACGGTGGAATTGAGGGGTTTTTATCTGATATTTTACACGAAAAGGAAATATTCATTGTGTTAAATAAATTTAATGATTTTTATTTTAGTCAAAAGAAAAATATGAAAAAGAAGGGGAAGTATTATCTTTTTTTATACAATAATGGCTACTCTACAGTAATGTTTGCATATTTTCTCGCGCCTTTTTACGAAGATATAATAAATAATTTTACTCTTAACCAGTTTAAGCGTGAACAACGTTTTTCAAAAGTATCAATTGCTGGTATAGACCCCCTTGCTTTAGTACCTGCTTATTTTGGTTTAAATGACTTGCTAAACTCACAAAAAGTGGATTTACAAAGTGACGGGGCTTTATATTTTGAGGGAGTTATGAATTATTTTGAGTTTCAGGCACTCAAAAAAAATATAGAGAAGTTTATAATAGATGAGCAATTAGCGGAGGAGTTTCTTATTTTTGATTAAAGTTTATATCGACGATGTTGGTAGTTTAGATTGCCACCGTTACAAAAACCCCCACAAGGATTAAAACTTTTTGAATCCCAAAAAGGATTAAACCCCAAAAAGGATTGTGCTATACTAAAAACAGAATCAGGGGATCGGGCTTTTTAGCTGACTGCATCCCCTTTTTTGTTGCATACCTTACACACGCCTCTCTAAGCTATCAAAATAGACTTCCCCTTGTCTATCTACCTAAAACGCATTTAAACGCCGTGTAGTTGATGCTAGCCATTGCTACACGCATTATCTAAC